GAAGTGTAATGTCTTTATTGAATAAAATTCTAAACAGAAGTTTATATGACGCTTCACTACCTTTTGCAAGGTAAAGATCTTTAATTCTTGATATTAAGAATCGCTCATCAACAGTTGAATACGGTACTTTTGTTGCTAGTTCGTCTTTAAAATACGTAATGAATGCATCAAGAGTAGTATCAATATCTCTTAATGTGGTAGGATCTTTCTGCGTTGTTTCTAAAAAATCATAATATGCTTTTAAAAAATCAACGAATGTCTGATACTCATCCCTGATAAACTCAGGTAGCTGTGATGCTACTATGGACGAGACTTTAGGTCTTGTAATCATTATGAACGACTAGGAGTAAATGTGTAGTTATATCCACCACGCAAATCACCAGAAGCAGTTGGATCTGGAAGCGCAGTTACTTTTAGGTGATCTTTGGCGACTTGCGCGATTTGAGTCAACGCTGATACCACGTCATTTGATAATGGACGAATAGAAATTTCTAAATCAATATCAGCAAGAGCAGTAATATGTAAATTCTTAATGTCAACAACACCTTTGGCGTAATCAATATTACCAATCGTTGGGTTCACAACAATCTTAATACCATTGGCACCAAATCTAAACAAACGAACATGAGCAACGCCATCATCATCAAGATAATGTAATTCATCACTGCCTGCAACGTAGAACCCAGTACTTCTAAATGATTCTTCTGCTTGACCAGAACTAAAGATTGGATTAATCATATTCAATATGTACTGAGCAGAAGTATTGTATCGAACATTTAATTCTCTGCGTAACAATACAGTAGTAATGTTATTTGTTATCGCTTGATCAGAATTATCAATCAACTTACTTAGTTTTGAATATCTAAATACACCATCGAAACGACTCAAGTCATTTGCATTATATGCATTGATAGTATTAGTAACACCAGCTGCGATTTCTGATGCTGTCTTAGCAGTAGCTTGTTCGTTATAATAAACTGTAACATCTAATGCAATATTAATAAATTCTGGATCAACAATAATAGGCTGTACCGAAACTACATTTCGTTGATCTAGAATTGTTGCAATTAATGCTGATTTTTGAGTTGTTGTCAACTTATCCGCATCTTTTGGTTTTATGCAGATATAAACCTTACCATAAACTGGAGGGTTGTTATCCTCACCACCCCAACAAGTTACTGAACCAGCATCAGAGAATTGTGAGTATACAATTGCTTTGTAATCATCTGGAGTAACTGCTCTATTCTGAGAAGCGTACATTCTTGGAGCATTAAAACGAATGCTATCAATATCTTCTGCTGCTGCGCCATTAGCAGCAATGCCAGTTGTTGTGATAGAGATTGCAGCACCAGAGATTAGAGTTGCACCACCATATGTAAATTGACGTGCTTTATTTGGAGCATCTAAACTAGAAACAAAATAATTTAAGTGAACAATATTACCTGTATCTAATTCCACGCCAAGATTACCATCACCGAATGTTAATTCGTATAAACCTTCGTCAATCTCTTTAACATAAAAACATTTTGTTGCAGAATCAATACCAATTAAGGTTTCAGCTTTGGTAAATGTAGTATACACTGATGATGAAGCAGAATCTTGAATTCTTACTGTTAGAGTATTTAAATCAATTGCTGAGTTTGGAATAATATAACGTGTATTAGTTCCAACAGTAATATTAAATGTCAGTGGAGTACCTTCAGTAATTACCAAATTACTAAAAGTAAATACACCAGTTGAACTTGTAGCTACAACTGAACCAATAGTATAGAATGTGTAAGATGCACCATCAATTGTAGTAGTGAAGGGAGTATAGGCTGGTAGAGTTAATGTGGTTACCCCAGATCCAGGAGCAGAAACCACAAGAGTAATTGTTGCTTTTGCGCAAGTGGCGGATCTTGGTGAGTAACCAAGCATCTTAGAAATAGAAACTACGCTATTACGTTTTCTTGCAGAGTCAAGGAACATCTCATTGATAGCAAGGTTATTGTAAAGAGCATTGTAGTGAGTATTGTAAGCCAGAACGTCTAGCATAACAGCCATAGCAGAACCTTCAAAATCGTAATCTTGAAATTCTGTTTGTCCACTTAGGAATGTTTTTAGATTCTTTTTAATGTCATCAAAATCTAGTGCTGTGACATTAATCTTTTTATTTGAAGTTGCCATTTATCGTGTTCTCTGTAGCGTTAAATCTAGCGTGATTGGAGCAGTCGTATTTAATATTGTAAATTCAATAGTAACATTAATAGTCTGATCATCTGAAGCTACGACGCAAATTATATCAATGATGTTAACTCTTGGCTCAAACGAGGTAATAACATCTTGTATTGTTCTTTTTAACATAGCACCAAGCATTGGAGATGCTGGCTCAAATAGAAGTTTTCTAATTGGGCTACCGATCTCGCTATGAAATGGTCGCTCGTAATTACCAGTTAGAATCAAATTCTTTAGAGCATTCTTTACAGCATCCTCATCAAAACGACGAGTAACATCCTTCGTCACTGGATTTTTAGTGAAATTTAGATCTAAATCCGAGAATATTCTTGTATTATTTGCCATATTCTTATTTAGGTTATTCTACCGAGGTCTTTGCATTTCCTTGAGCAACTGCATCACCATCGGCAATTGGATCATCAACTCTTGCTGCTGCTTTACCTTCAAAGAAAGTTTTAGATGCCCCAGAGGTTATTTGTCTTTGAGTAGTAGAATGAGTAACCAATCCAACTGTATGTGGGTCAAATTGATCGCCAACCGTGCCAATTAAAATACCACCAACAAAACTCTTTATACACTGAACTTTGGTATTTAAACCAGTAGCAGCGCCACCATCTTGACCCTTACTCAGAGCACCCTTGTATGTTAAAGCGGTCATCCTTTTACTACTGCTCCTGGAGGAGTGATAGAATCAAGTAGAGCAAAACTACCTCTTGTATGAGTCTTGTCATTGAGCATAGTGAATGCCATTTTTCTTCTGGACTCACCATAACCCATATGAATCCACACTTGATCCTGATAACGATATTCTAAGATTATCTGATCATAAGGAAGAATCTTTTCTAGAGCAACAGCAAGTTCATGAGTTTTACGTAATCTATCTGGAACAATAAGAGCGATATCAAAAGCAAACCCTTTACAGTGAGCAGAGTTTGGTGATTCTGTTTTTATAACACCTTTTAAGCGATATCCAGAACTAATCTTCCAAAGTTTATTTCTACCACCAATACCACCTGGTAGGATTTCTAATGCTGGCTCAAGAATGTTTTGACAAGTCTGAGCAAGGTTACATACAATTTCTTGAACAGTATATAATCTTATTTTGCCGTCTGCACCTTGTAACTGTTGATCAACTAACTTATGTTTACCATTTAAGCCACCATCCATTAGCATACCTAATGTAAAGTTCTTTGACATTCTATAGTCATCGGTAAAATTTGTTGTGGCGTAAATAATTTTGCAATCAGCTGGAACTACCGTATTTGATCCACCAGATGATGGTGCTGGAGTTTCGGCAGAAGTTGCTACTGGTGGATTAGCTACACCACTGTCTCTTGATTGCTTAGCAGATTCTGCTCTACCTTCAGGTGTTGCATAATCTTCAGGTGTTTCAGCAGCAGCACTGTCAGCTACTCTACGATCAGGTGGAATCAATTGTGGTACTGTTGGGTTCAAAGGATCTCCCGCAGCTGGAGGTGTTAATTCAACATTAGCCAAAGATGTTGCGCCAGCAGCGCCATTACCAAATTGACCCTGACTATAATCCATCTTAGTTGAGCCACCAGATAGATAATTTGCTTCACCTTCAGCCTCAATATTTGTTGTATTACCTTTAATACCTAAAGCACCTACTGCTTGAACATCAAAATCTGTTTGCGCTTTTGCTGTTATATTATTAGCATCAACTTTGAAGTCTCCAGCTACTTTAAGCAAGAAATTCCCACCAACTGCCATATTAACATCATTTGCAACACCAATGTCTAGATTGTTACCGACCCTTACTGTTGCGTTTTGAGATACTTCAATATTAGCATCTGTACGACAGAAGATATTGACATTACCATCAACTGTTAGATTGCACTCACCACCAATGGAAATAAATCCATTACGCTCAGTAATCACAAAGTTATCTCCAACAATATAATTAGTCTGAGTACCCATTGGGTCTACTTCATGATATGTTCCTGCTCTATGGTATGTATGTAGACGTTCATATCCAGGTGTATCATCAAACTCTTGAATATGACCAGCTTCGGATTCATACACTTTATTGTAAGGATATTGTGCACCATATGAAGGTAAGTTTTGATCCCAATATCCTTGGTCAATTGCTTTAGGCACACCTTTACGAATTGACGCATCTTTCTTTTCAACAATAGTACCTTCAACTAAACCACGAGCCAACCTATTTGTATCTGGTTCATTGATATAATCTTTTAGCGGATACTTATTATTTGGATCTCTAAATCCAGTATTATCAGTTCCATTTGCAATAGATGCTTCAGAAGGTCCAGGTGTTGGATTACCACCATCTGCTGGTGGCTCAACTGAAGGAGGATTAGCATCTTTTTCTACTGCTCCGCCAGCGATAGTACCATAGAAATACTCATAGTATTTTAATTTACGTGCTGCTATATCTGGTGAGTTTACACCAACAGCTTTCTTTGCAGCTAAGAAATAATCAGGATGAGCATTTGTTTTGACTCCAGCTGACACTCTGTCTTTAATGTAAAGCGCAGCAACTAATGCGGACACATTAATATCAGCATCAAGTGAATCAGGATTATTAACAATGTCAATATTCAAACCAGCAGCATTAGCAAGTTTCTGATAACGTGCATAATTACCCTTACCAGTTAGTTGAATAAAGCCACGACCGAAATACTTACCACCATCAGCATCTGTTTTATTACCCAAAAAGTTTTTGCCACGCACTGTTGGACCATATACCCAGCTAAAGAATTCTTCTCTGCTAACACCCTTCTTAGAAGCATCAGAAAATTTAGCTGCGGTTTCTTCAGTTGTAAATGAATAGATTTGTTTTAAACGAGATGAACTGTAATTAAAACCTTCTAATTGAGGAATCCATCCAGACTCACCACCAGCAATGCCAAGTAACGCACATTTCTGTTCTTTGGTAGTTAATCCAACTTTGTCACACGCAGCAATAAGTGCTTTAATACCATCAGACGCTTTACTTGCATTTGATGAAGACTTTGGTGGTGGAATAGTTGGTATAGAAGTGTTAGTTGAATTAGATGCTGGCGCAGCTGGAGTAGTTGCGCTTGGAGCAGCAGGTGTAGTCTGAACAGGAGTTCCATCACCACTAAGTACTGGATTGCCACTACTATCAGTTAAAACATTAGATGCTTTACTTTGATTTACTGCAGCTACGTTTGTGGCAGCAGCTTTAAACGTAATAATGTTTTCGCCATAACCAGTAACTTCTTCACTAATGGTTATTTGAGTTGCGGAATCTATAGAAACAATAGTACAATTATTAGAAAGCCCAAACCCAAGGACTTTCATATTGGCAGCTAGACCACTTGTAAGATTAGTCTTATTGGTTTCTTTATCAATGAAGGTTAGTTGTTTACCAGTAACTGGACCTGTAATAGTGCGAAGAATAATATCTTTAATAGCATATGACTGAATAGCAGTTGCACTGTCATCGTCAGCAACTGGTTGCGGTGCTTGAGGAATACCACCAACAGTACCAAGCATAATTGGTTGCTGCATATCTTCATCAGCAAACATAATAATAACAGTAGTACCTTCAACTGGACCAACTGGTGTATAACCAATACCATTCATGGCAGCTGAACCGATAGGTTGAACAGGAGTCGCCCATGGCAATTGTTGAGTTGGCAGTTGGTTTTTGTCGTGGGTGTGTAACCCTACAATGCGAACCTGACAACGACCAAGTTCTAATGGGTCTGAACGACTTTCAACTACACCTGTATAAAACATTATTTCTTCCCATCAATATTTAATTGTAAACTATCTTTGATTAATTCCATATGACATTCATGTCTTTCTCTAGTCACATAATGATTAATTGCAGAGATAATATAAAAACCAGAAAACATCTTATCAACTATATCTTGATTATCATCTTCTTTGCTTACTGGTTGAATCTTGTTTAGAGTAACAGAAACTTTCTGACCAACTGTGTAATCAGATCTTCCTGGAACTGTAATCTCAATCTTACTGGCTTCTGCTAAATTCATTAGAGAAATGCGTTCTTGAGCATATTTGTAATTAGTAGCGTCTCCAAATCCACTGAAGTTAGCATTATCTCTTGGATAATTTAGTATTAGAGAATTGGCTCTAAAGATAGCGTTATCACCAATTAATTTATTCGGATTCAAATGCTTTACTTTATCGTACTTATCTCTTATGTTATAATTTTTAGAATTGTATACTTTTCTATTCAAATCGTAAGAAACTAATTTAGAAGAATACATACCACCACGGATCTTACTCATGTAATCGTATCCAACTGGAATTGTAATTTCATCTATTCTTCTAAAATCTTCTTCTACGTTTCTAGCATCTCCACCACCTGGTAAAGAATCTCTAGTGTAGCCATCTTTAGTAAACGACTGATACAAACCATTAGTGTAAAGAGTATCTAATGATATAAAGTAAAACCCATATCGATTCTCAAAGAACACGTAATTAGGAATATCGTTTTTATTTACTGCGCTATCAGTAACCCAGTTAATACACTTAGATGGTGACCAAAAGTTTGATATGAATTTAATTTGTTTATCTGTTGGCTCAACAAAGATTTCTTTCTTAGTCTGCAAACCATTTACGTTATCAGTAAGTAATGATTTAATAATTTCTTCTGATGTACCTGAATACACTTTACTAATTTTTTTGTTTAGATCAATAATCGCTTCGGGTGATATAAAATGTAAAACATATGCAACCAGTTTATCGCCAAGCAATACTCTATCAGTCATCTTATAGATGTAGAATATGCCACGTATGTTTTTATTTTCTTCTAGAGTTGGGGTTACAATCTCAATCTCAACCATCTCTTCACCAACGAATGGGAAGAGGTTTACCAAGTCAAAAGATTCTCTTACAGTTAGCGAACCAGATATAAATGGTGAGAATATATCTTCATGAACCGCAATAGCGATTACCTGAGCAGCAATATCCTGTCTCAATCCACCACTGGTAAATATGTCGCATTTCTCAATACTAACATCACCAGCAAATCTTAATTCTTTATCTACTGATTGCATTAGATTTCATCTTTAAAGTTTTTAAGAATTGTTGATAACAACTGTGCAGATATAATTTTAATTCTACGCTTAGATTCGTTTACTCGCGCTTCATAATTTGCATTAGTAATTGGAACAGCAGAAGCATAATTTGAAGGAACAGTCATCCCTTTAGCATTCTCGTAATGATGTATTGAATTTGCGCTGGAACCATATTTGTCAATAACATATGCATCTAGTGCTGCTTGAGTCAATGGCCAGTCTCCAAGATAATCATAGCGTTCATTCACAAGCATAACAATCCAGTGATATTGAGCATTGCCATAAATTTTTTCAGCAACTATTTCTGGAGTTTCTCCTTCAACAACATCATAGAAATCATATACCGTAATATTAGCAAGAATGTCTCTGCGGAATCTAATGTTTCTTGTGATATCAGTAAGGATTAATGCTTTGGTTTGCGTTTCTAAAGTAGTATACGGTGTTGAGATAGTTACAGTTGGTGTTGATGTATAACCAGCGCCACCAATAGTCATGACAATCTCTGTTATAGAACCATTGTTAACAATAGCAAATCCTTGAGCAGCTGACTGGCTGCCTTGGTATGTTTGATTTGGAGCAGAGAAGATTATATCTGCCGAAACATAACCTGTTCCACCGTCATCAATACGAACACCAGTAATTGATCCGCCACCAATAAACGCTGTGGCTTTTGCTTGAGTTCCAGATCCTGAGACTTTAGTAATGTCAAAGTCATAAAGCATCTTTGGGAAATTTTTAAAATACATTATAGACCATCCATAACTTTATCTTTGGTTAGTAGAGCCAATTCACGGAATGTTAAAGTAACATCAAGTTGCGTTGGCATACCATTAGAAAATGTACTAAACATTCCATTTGGTGTATAGTTGATTGACATATCTGTAAGAACACAAGAAGTGTGACGATGTAAGTTTAGATTTTCTTGGCCATCTTGGTAGTAGAAGATATCAAACTCAGATGGATAGATATAAACAAAGTTGTTATCGTCTTTAAATTCAGGATGCATATGATACTTGAACTCATCGATAATCTTGCGAACATTTCTGGCTTCATTAGCATTTCTTGGAAAGAACTTATAATCAAAAGTAAATGTCCTGAAGTTTACACCTTTAAATACTTGTTCTTTCTTTGGGTTTGCTGCTAATCCTGTAGCTGCAGAATTTGCTCCTTGATTTGGACCTTGTGATAAAGCAATATTAGTAAGGATTGCTTTACCAACGCCACTTACGTCAGTATTTACACCACCACCACTAAGTGCTTTTGCTATTTCATAACCTCCAGCAGCAGCCATGGCCAGTGCACCAGTATCTTCTTCACTCCAAGACATGCTATAATTAACCGAAAGGTTATTTGGAATATGTAAAGCAATAGCAGTCTTTAATCTTTTCTGTGAACGGGATCCTTGTGACCCAACAATTGCGCCAACTGCAGCGCCAACAACACCACCAGCAGCAGCGCCAACTAACGCAGTTGGCAAAGTTTTTTCTCCTGCAGCATTGGTTCCAGATTTAGCGCCACCAGCAAATAAACCACCAGCAATACCACCAGCAATAATTCCCGTTGTAGCATTTGCTGTTGTTAATTGAGTAGCAGTTAAACCCATGCCAACTAAATCACCCCTATCGTTTGGAGTATAGTCTGGGACTGTTTGAAGTATATCTTCTTTTAGTAGTTTATTTTCAGTAGATACGTTTATATAAAAAATAGCATAGTTACCACCATATTTACCACGATTATCATACAAATCTGATGGATATGAATGATTTTTTATATCATACTTGCCACCCTTACCACCTTCGAATTGGGCTTGCGCTCCCCTTGGCGTATAAAGATTTGGCTTGGGTGTAGGAGAAGCTGGTGCTGCTTGCGTTGCTGGTGTGGTATC